TGCCCTCCCCGCGCAAACGGGTCTGGTTGCTCCAACGCAATTGCTGTGATTTTTTCGTCAGGTGACATTTTATTCATAAGATTATTTATTAATTTCCTGCTTCATCAAGACCCATGTCAATTGCATCTGCTGATGACATTTTAAGCCGATCAGAGACAGTTGCTGGGCGATTGCTGGAGGCAGTCGCAATGTTCTGTCGAGGCATTTTCCCTGCGCCTTTCAAGCGGTTATTTTCGTCGGAAAGTTGTTTGATTTGGGTTTCCATTCGTTGCCGTGCCGTCTGTTCTGTACGCAGTTGATTTGTAAGCATATGCGACATTGCTGCTGCTGCCGCAACATCTGCCCTTGCCTGCGGAGTTTGAGGATACATCGCCCCATAGAACATTTGTTCAAGTTGTGCCGCCTGCGCGTTGTGAGACTCAATGGCTTTTCGTTGTTCTGGACTCGCGCCAGCAGGGATTTCTTTTGGCAATGCCCAGTCTGCGTTTTGCGCTTTAATTTGCTCCTGAATGTAGCCAATCGACTCTTCCTCTTGCCTCGTGAATCGCTCAACAAGTGCTTCGTCACGGGATTTGTAATACTGGTCGGCATTATTCGCCGAATTCATAATTTCACCAACCCGTTTTTCGCTCAAATCAGCAACATCGACGATACTGCGCTTCAAACGCTCGGCATCAGTCATTGGTAGCTTGGACAGTGTACTCTGCCACCACTTTTGGTCAATTTTGTCAGGCCCACCTTGTGCTTCGATGCTTTGCAATAGTTCATCGCTTGCACCATGCTGCTTCATAATGCCATAAATGTTTGCTTTCGCTTGATTTATTGGCACATCGTACTTGTTTTGGAAGTCTGGGTCACTTTGAATGTCAAAAACTGCTCGGAATTTACGCAAATCCTCGTAATCTGGTGGCGCGGGAGGTTTTTGCTCGTACTCAACGAGTTTTTGGCGCAAAGATTCTGCTTCTTGCGCTTGTTTTTTATAAACGCTCGCAGTTTCTTGCAATTTTCGCCAATTTGATTGGTTTTTTTCTGAAAGATTGCGAGGTTGCTCGATTTTTTGGATTTCTGGGTCGATTTCGACTTGGGGTTCAGCAGGCGCAACAGGTTCTGGGGTTTGAACTGGGTCAACTTGAGTGGTTTCCTGCTCAACAGGATCGGTTTGTTGTGGTTCTTCCACAACTTCTTGCTCTTCTTCGACAACTTCTGGAATTTCGGTCTCCGAAAGTGCCTCATCAAGAGCATTATCTATTGCGTTTTCAGTGTCTTCGTCAATCGGGTCTGCGTCGAGTGACGGGTTACCATGCCCAGTTACTGGCAGTTCTTCTTTTTCGAGTGTATCTTCCATATTTATATTAAGTTATAGTGATGTATAGTGAGTTTAGTGTATAAGTTGATAAACTATTTATATTAAGTTTAGTGAGTTTAGTGAATTTTTATAAACTCACTTCATTGATTTGCTGCCCTTGCATTTCCATTTTTTTCGACTTAAATTATTGGGTGAGTTTTTATCACTCTTCCAATCGCCTTTGATTTTGGCACTGCGAGCGCAATATGCATCACCACGCTTTGACCCGGGGTCAACATTTGCACCCTTCTGCCCGTAAGAAACCTTTCGAGTCCTACCAGTCACTGCATTTTTGACAACTTTGACCGAGGCTTTTCCTGCTGCTGGTTTGGTTTTCATTTTTTAACAGGTTTTTTCTTTGCGGTCTTTGCAGACTGCTTAAATGCCTTCGCAGTGGGCGCACCTTTGCTGCCCGGCTTACGCATTTTCTCGCCACTGCCTGCCGCGATGCGCTTGCGTTTGGCGTTAATGTTGGCATAAAGACCGACTACTTTTGCCGACGATGGTTTCTTTTTAATTTGCATGGTCACATTGTTATAAAGTTGCCTGCTGATGGGTCATCTTTGCCGTCAGGCGAGACAGCAAGGTCATCGAGTTCGCGAAGTGCGGACTCAAATCCCTCTTTGAATTTTGCCTGCAATGCAACCTCCTCGATGGTCTTCCCATCAACGCGAGGGATTCGCGTTTGAAGATAAATTCGCAGTCGCAGTTTTGTTTTGGCGTTGTACTCACGCAGGCGAGCGATGTCTTCAGGTTCCCAAGTCACTTTTTCTTGTCCTCTCCAAAAGCACTTTTGATGTTTCCTTTTGCATCGGTCACAAGGCTTTTTACATCTTTTTTGCCTGATGCGATATCGCTCGCGCCTTTTACAATGCCTTTAACACTATCCTTCGCGCCTTTTACAAACCCCTTCACTGCCGACTTGCCTTTTCGGTAAATATCCTTTGCGACCTCGATTACCTCGTCATCAATCTCGTCGCTTTTGCCCTGCTTGGTGATCCTGTCGTAGTTTGCTTCTTCCTCTGCGGAGAGTAGCGAATCGAGTTCCATCTCTTTTTCCTTACGGGTTGGAAGAGGAGTTACCTCTTCTGCCTTGGTATCTTTGTTTTTTTTAGTCATAGATTTTTATCCTGCGGTTGGAGGTTTGCCGGGCGCGGCAATCTCGTTAATCGTTTGCCCTTGCGAAGGCGCGACTGTTTGCAGTGCGTCTCCCATCATGTTTGCTTGCGCTACAGAGGGTCTCCTGCCTGTTCCCATGCTTCGTTGCTGCACTGATGCGCCTGCTGGCATCAGATTGTCTGGAGGTGGCGTTGCCGTGCCTGCCGTGAGTTTCTGGATGGCAAGCTGAAGTCCCTCGCGATACATTGCCGCTTTTTGCTTGTCCATGCCCTTACCCTCGCCTGCTGCAATGTGGGATGCGTAATGCTGCATCGCTCGCGTGAATGGCTCGACCAGTTCGACTGGAAGACTGCCCTCTGGCGCATTGGCAATGACTGGCATGAGTTTTTCAGTGAGAGTCTGCAAATGCAGATCGTCATCATCCCTTGGAGACACTGGCACTTCCTGACCAGCAAGAATGGACTGCAATTCGATGACCTGCTGGCGAGTCGCCTCGATAGCATTTGCCTGAACCATGTCAGGCGGCAGGAGGATGGAATTCGCCAGTTCCTGACCAACTTTGCGTGACCAGTCGAGCTTCATCAACTCTGCCTGATTTACATTCGGGTTGCCAGTGTAGCGTTGAATCAAAAGATCAAGAATTGCGTTATCCTGCGCGAGATTGTCAGTGATCAATTCCTGCGCTGGCGAAAAAACCATGAGCATGATGTCGGAAGGCGGCAAGTTGCGCTCAAGCATCTTCAAGCAACAATCAATTGCGTCTTCATCGAGGTGGCGCGGAATGTCGAATGGAACCATAAAAGACGGCATCTCCATCTGCGATTCTGTGAACGCTTCGACCACTTCTCGCTTCGCCCAGACAGAGTCAGGATTCGTGATCCTCGCGACATCAAGCAGTGTCTTCAATTCAGACGCTGCGCGGATGTGTTCTGGATGGCAGATTCCTCTCTGCATTCGTTGTACTGCCTGATTCCACTGGAACATCCATCGACCAAGAATGCCTTCGCGGATTTGGTTTTCGATAGCGGCAACACGATTGATTTCGCTCGCAGTTTTGTCACCTGTTTGGATTCCAATCGCGGAAGATGGTAGGAAAGTACCTACTTGCACCTCTGCGAGACCTGAAATGAATTGGTCAAGTTTAATAAAATCCTCGACATCCGCTGGCATCTGCTGTTGCAGCAGTTCGTAGCCTTCAGAGACGAATGCCACTGGATGGTTGACAGTCAACGGAGCAATCCCAGATTTCGCAGTTGGGCCTTTTCGCAGCAGCAACATTCCGCGCAAATAAGTATTGTCAATGATCAAATTCCGAGCCTTATCGACTGCGATATGCGTGTTGTACAAGTCTCGCCCAGCACCACGGGAACTCATCAGCGCACCACTGCCAACCTCGATGGCGAAGAGTGCGAGGCACTCACTCATCTTGTGGTATCTATCCAACTGGGTGCAGATTTCGTCTCCGCTTTTATCATCGAAAAGATATCGACTAATTTTGCCGTTCGGTTCCTTCACCAACAATTCACCGAGTTCGACATACTTTGCGTCATTCTCGTAGCTTGCTCCGTAGCTTCCTTCCCGCATCCAATCTTCGTATCTACGCGCATCGTCATCCGAATCCAGTGTGCGTCCAGCAGGTTTCGCGTTGTTGATTGCCTTGACCAAATTCTTGATGTGCCATCCCGCCAGCGCAGACATTTCTGGGTCTTCCAAAATTGGCAATAACTCGGCAATCTGGTAGCGTCTCTTCCTTGCCCAGATCGGCGTTTGGTCGGCTTGCTGGGGAGTTTCAATCGAAAAGAAAGTGTAGTCCTGACGCATGAATTCAGGTTTCCAATCGCGAGTGTCATCCCAGCACAATGCGGTAAATCCAAAGCAAGTGTTTTCATGCACAACCTGCGCGATGAGGTCGTTCAGACCTGACCAACTACGGATGCACTTGGTGATCTCCTCGCGAAACACTTTTGTCTTTTGCTCGGAGTCGATGCTCTGAACTGGAAACTTGCTGTAGGTCAGTGTCGATGCTCCTTCGATCACCTGTTTAAAAGGAGGTTGAATGCGCGACACAAGAATCGACAGGAATCCCGTTGGACGATTGCTCCTCCAGTTCTGCCCCATCGACTCAAGTTTTTTTGGGCTATAAGGAGGTTCGTTGTTGAGCTTTTTCTGAATCAACGCATTCTTCCGATTCCGCTCGACATTCTGTTGCTTCAGTCTTTTGTAGGCACTGTGGGCTTGCGATGCGTCTCGAAATGTTCGGCGAACTTGGAGAGTCTTGGGATCGACAACATCTCCTGTTCCGTTGCTGCTCCTATCCGCAATCTCAAGATCAACTCTCTGATCTTTGTCACTCCCATCTCGGAGTCTCGGTGCTTTGTTTGCGTAGGTATTGGTAACAATTGCGGGAATCGGTTTGGAATTTGTCATATCGTTTGTTTCAACCAGCACTTCGCTGGCAAGTCACCGCTGGGTTCAAAGTGTTCAGAGTCGAAAAAGACCGCACTCCTGTTGTCATGCCGCATCACCGCACAACCACCGAGGCGAGGAGTTGAATCAGTATCCCGTGCCTTGCGAATGCTGGTCGAGACCCTGTCAGCGGCAACGATGCAAGCACCGCAACCTGCTCGCCAATTAATGTTCCTCGGACAGTCCAGACAGGTCTTTGCTCTCGCCTCGGCAAGTTCATCACTGACAAGTCGTACTTGCTTGTTTGAATTAAGAATATTCTTCGCCCAAGTTGTGATATCTCCAAGCAGTTCGGACTCGCGATTCGGTGGTGTAACACTCGTAACTACTACCATGTCAACTCCATGACAATAGGTCGGATAACTACCGCACAGGAACGCATTGATATCTCCTTGAACATCGCCAATCGGCAAGTAGTTCTCGGCTCGATAATGCTCTACGGCAGAGTATAATTCGTTGAGCGTATTAGCTTCAAGAAGTACCTCGCCATCTTTGTAATGCCATCCTCCCGGTGGCTTCATGCCATGAATTGGTGTCGCCATTTTTTAATTCATAATTTCCATTTTTAACTCCAAAATTTAATTTATCAAGTGATTTTTAACTCAAATTTTAATTTTATTCCGTAAAATCAACATATCCCATACTTTCAATGCTCTGCATCGGCTTTTCAAATGACTTTTCTTTCTTCGGTTCAGTCATCGTCGCAACTAAACCTTCCCTCTGACGCAACAAATACACCAGCAAACTCAATGAATCTAATTGGTCAGGAGAGTTTTGCCTCGTTCTCTTCACATAATCACCCTTACTCTCGACCCTAACCAATCCCTGCCCTGCCTGTTTGTATCTTCTGCTAATTGCTTGCCGCACCAAATCTTCGTTGGCGAAACTTGGTGATATCTTCAGGTATTCAAATTCCAAATATTTCGCCAGACCGAAAATTAATTCGGTCACCACTCCAGAGTACAACTCGTTCGCTTTTTGGGAATCCTCTCCCAAAATGTGAGTCTCACTTGCCGCCCAAGAATAATTAACTCCCAGCACCTCTTTCCCAAACAGACTGCACAACGCATCGCTGATTCCTGCGCCATTGCCAGTGCGGTCTACACATAGCCAATTCGGCGCGATTTTCATTTGCTTGCAGAAATCCATGATCTGCTTCGTCTGCTCCAGAGTCGCCTTCTTCGGGAAGTCGATCTGCGAATCCAATTGCAGCACCACCCTCGGACTCTTCCACGGGATAAACGCTCCGCTTCTCGGTGTCCATCCATCGCTCAATCCAAACCTTCCATGCGAGCAGACCACTTGATCTTTTCCTTCCAGTGCCAAGTCGAATGCTGCCAGCGGAACTACTGGGCCGATAAACCGCACAGTTCCCATCGCATTGTCCATCATTGCAGGGGTAATAATACCCATTGCAATTCCCTCTTGCGGAAACCATCCCCGTGCCATTGTGTTTCCAGTAAAATAGCACTTGCCATCCCTTCTTGCAAAAAATGTTTGGTTGTCTGTTCTTGGACACCATACAACTCCAGAGTATGGAACTTCTTTCATGTTCATGTATTGAACACGAACATTTTTTGTTTCTAATGCATCAACATAATACATCGTGCATCCTCTGGACTGGTAATTTGTTTGTTTGATAAAATTACCTTTAACAAATCTTTCGTGTATTCGGCTTGCCATGCCAAGTCTGTTTATTAAAATTGCATATACTTCAGCTTGCTCCTTATCTTTGGTGCAAATATATTTTGTGCTACCACCTTGAACCCCACCATCACCAAGAACCATTGACTCAAAAAGCCTGCGCCTCCCATCATTATTTAGCTTTTCAATAAAATCAATTGTTAGCTTTTTGTTTGGAATTACATCTTTAACCATCTTGCCAAGTTTATTGGCAAATTTGAAGTGAATGATTCCATTATATTCTGATTCTTGAAACGGATGCCTTAATTTAATTAAAAGATCGCGTATTTTATCGCATTTGTGTGGATTTGCTTTTTGAGATTGGTAAATAAAATCTCTAT